TGACGAAATCGCCATATCGGGAACCAAGTTTTTCACCTGGCCGGATACAACACACATTAAGTTCTATGGCATCGAGGCCGAGGCGCAGCGGTTTTACATAAAACAGATATTCGTCCCCCTGGATACCGCCACGACTGTCGACGACGATATTTATTACAGATACCGGGACGCGATTGCGGCGGGGGCGCGGGCTCGACTCATGTTCATGCCGAAAAAGGACTGGACCGACCCGGTGATGGCAACCAGATACCTCGCCGATTATAATGACGGCGTGGCCGGAGCGAAGATCAAGCAGAGCCACGGAATGACGAGACGCAGCCAGAGCGTGAAATCTCTGAGGTTTTTCTAATGCTGATCCGGCATAACTTCTTTTCGGGAGAGCGTCCCAGAGTGGCAACCCACCTCTCGAAGGACTACGAGGCGCAGGTTGCGGAGAACTGCGACCTTTCCCGCGGCGACCTGCGGCCCTTCCTGGAAAGNGCCCGCACGCTTAACCCTGGCAACGGCCGGCACCCTCAAGACGCTCTATCTGTGGAAGAAGTCGGGAACCGACGAGTGGATCTACCGGGCAGAAGAATTGGACTTTGCCCGCAGCCCGATTGCCGGGGAAGCCAATGACCGGGTTTATTTCACTGGAATGAGCGAACCCCGGGTGCTCACCTCTAGCATCCTGAGCGCTACTTTCGATTTCACGACCGATTATTACAAGCTGGGAGTCCCGGCTCCGGCGGCGGCGCTATCCTCGTTGACCGGGTACACCGGTGGCGGATCGGGATATCGGGCCTATATTTACACCTATGTTGTCAAGCTAGGAAGCACGAATGCGGAAGAAGGGCAGAATTCGCCCATCATTTCAATATCCGATTACACCTCCGGAGATGTCACGCTATCCGGGTTCACGTCTCCCCCGACCGGCCGGTCCATCGGAAAGATTAGGATTTACAGAACGGCAGGGGCCACGTCGGGAGTCGGTGAATTCCTCTTTGTCGGGGAGTTCGACACCGCAGGGGTCAATTTCGCCACCTACACATTCACGGACGATGTAGCGGATTCCGCCCTCGGGGAAGCTTTCACCTGCGAGGATTGGGCCCCTCCTCCCGCAACTCTCGCGGGATTGATCGCCCCCGATGGCGGATCTTTGGCCGGGTTCGTCGGCAACCGGGTCTATGTCTCGGAACCGTTCCTTCCTCATGCATGGCCGTATTCCTATCCGGTTGACTCCACAATCGTCGGGTTGGGACACATCGGAGGAACCATCGTCGTCACTACAGACGAGACTATTTATCTTCTCTCGGGTCCTGCCGATGCCATGAGCACCACAAAAATCACCGGTCGGTATCCTTGTCTTTCGAAGGCAGGAATTGTTTCCTGCGAACTCGGGGTGCTCTTTCCTTCCGAAGAGGGAATCGTACAGGTAACGCTCGACGGCCCGAAACTCTACTCCTACGAGTATTTCACGGGGAAGCAATACTACAGTAATTATAGCCCCACGACGATCCGTGCCGTCGATTTCAAAGGTTATTATTTCGCTTTCCACAGTAGCGGCTGCTTCATGATCAATACCAGGGATATGTCGCTGTGCCGGATCACGACCTATCCAAACGCGGCCGCTCCCCACGTTTCCCTTGTGGATAACCACCTGTATTTCATCTCGCAGGACAGCGAAGGCGTTAACGCCATTTACGAATTCGAGGGGGAAACGGAATCTTATAGGCTATACCGATGGCGCTCCAAAGAGTTCATCTTGGGAGCCATTACGAATATGTCTGCTGCGCGGGTGATCCGGGATGTTTCGGAGTACGGGGAGGAAAACGAAGACCTTGGAGAAGACGCTGTCGGAGCCGCGCTGAATGAGTACGCCCTCAATGATGGCGCGNTGAANGGNGATGGGACGTTAAAAACCTATTTCGGAGCGACGTTCAAATTTTACGCNGACGGNAAGTTGATCCTCNCGAAAACCATATCGGNCGACGATGCTTTCCGCCTTCCGGGCACAAACATATACAGAAGGTGCTACTTCGAAGTAAGCGGGGATGTNCCGNTTGTCGATGTGGCCATTGCAACTTCNCTGGAGGANCTCGATGCCGCTACTTAGGCCCAAGAGATTCGGAAAGCTTCCCGACGGTATTACGCCTTATCACCGGGATTTTCTCCAATGGGTGAAGGAATCGCTCGAAATCCTGACCGGGGCGAAACGTTCCCAGCTTGATACGACGAACCCGCCTCGAAGCCAGGCCGTGACCTTTGGAGATCTCCAGCTCGCTCCGGTATATGCGGACAACGCAGCCGCAGTCGAGGCGGGCCTCAAGCCGGGGGACATCTACCGCACGGGGGATGCCCTGAAAGTGGTTCACACATAGGGAAAGAACGTGAAGGAATACAAGCTTTTATCATACACCGCCGTTGACGGGATACCGACATTCACGGATTCCTTCATCCGGGGCCTCTTCGAGCGGATGGCGAAAGAGGATCTTGTGGAGCGGGTGTTCTACGACGGAGCCGTTACCACATCGGACGATTTTCTGCGTATGATGAAGTTCAATCAAAACAGTCTGTTCGTGATAGAATTCAAAGGCGAAATCGCAGGTATCTGCTGGCTTAACAACTTTTCGTCCAGGCGGGGAGAGTTCCACTTCTGCTTCTTCGATAACCTTCGCGGCGCGGATGCCGTTGCGGTAGGGAGGGGCATCGTATGCGATTTACTCTACATGGAGGATTCGGCAGGAAATCCGATCTTCGATCTTCTCTATGGCATGACTGAGGTTGAGAACAAACCCGCCCGGATATGGTGCAGACACATGGGGTTCGAATACATGGGTGTTATCCCCTCGTTCGTCTACAACGCCGGGCTTCAGAAAAGCGTACCTGCTCACTTCTGGTATGTTGAAAGGGGGAACTATGGGCGGTAAAGGCGGAAGCACGACGACGACGCAGAACACTTACGATCCGGTGGCATCGGCAAAGATGGCGGAGATTGCCGAGCGAAAGCAGGTCATGGCCGAAGATCAATGGGATATGTATAAAAAGTATTTTCAGGATTACGAGATCTCGGTCGCTGCGGCCAATAAGGACCTTCTCCCCTACATGACCGGTTCGACGAAGGAGCAACTCAAGTACCAGGAAGAGGCTGCGGCGGGGAACCGGGCATTGCTCCCGGCAGCCACGGCCCTGAACAAGGCGGAGCTTGAAGGGCAGAAACCGGCAGCCGAGAAGTTTTACAAGGAAGCCCTGGAGGGCGTCGACGTTGGGGAAAGGATGGATTCGGCATCCAGCGAGGTCAAGGCCGCGGCGAAGCTCGGAGAGTCCATGAGGCGCCGTGAGGCTTCACGATACGGCATCGACCCTGGAAGCTCGACTTTCGGAAACGCCGTAAACAAGGCGGCCCTCGACACGTCGAAGACGATTGCGGGGGCTCGGACGGCGGCCAAGAACCAGGCCGAGCAAGAAAATTTCCAGCGGCTTGGAATCGCCCTCAATAAGAACGTGAGCCCGGTTGTAGGACAGGGGGCAGCGACAACCGTAAATAATGCAGATCCGTACGCCAGGGCGGCGGGGTCGTACAGCGGAGCGGCGGCAACCTATGCTCCACTTGCAACGCGGGTGCTTTCCTCGACAAAAACGGAAGATAGTAGCGGCGGATTCTGGAACTTCGCAGGGAACGCCGCAGGGATGGCAACGGGAGCTTTCACGGGCGGGTTATTCGGAACCCTCGGCGCAAAAGTGGCGAAGGGTTAAGGGAGAATTATTATGGCTGATTTCTGGGATAGCGCAACCAGGGGATTCAATACAGGCGTCGTGCTTGGCGAACGAGGTGCCGAACGGGCCGCGGACCGGGAAGAGCGTGAGAAATGGCGGGCGGAGCAAAAGGAAAGAAACGACAGACTGGATGCCATGACTCAAGAAGCCCATACCGCCCGGATGGAGGAGCACAAGGAGAAGAAGGAATATGAAAAGCTAGGGAAAGCAGGTTCAGGCCATGTCGATCATGCTCGATGCGGGAGACGAACCCGGATTCCTTGCCCAAGCCCAGAGGGTACATGGCACAATGTGGCCGGACGGTCAGGAGGGGAGATTCTACGTCAGGAAGGACCTTCCGGACGATCATCCTCTAGCAAAGAAGTGGGATAACGACCCGATCTTGAAGAGCAATCCCATAGCATATGTTTCGGAAGGAGACGGCGGCAAAGGGGCAGTCACGCCATTCAAGTCCACGAAGGATATTCTGAAGCTGATGACGGACGTGACTGAAAAACCGGATGCATATTTTGCCGCAAGGAAGCAACTGAAAGAGAAAATATCGACCCTTAACGCCAGCCAGGAACCATTCATGGGCGACGATGGGAAGAGATATATAAACGAATTCATCGAGGGAAAGGGCGGGCAACTGGAGAAAAAGGTTGTTCCCTACACCGGAATCGCCAGAGAATCGAAACTGCAGGAAAAAGTTAGGGAAGCCGAAACGGCGCTCGGAGGCATTCGCCCGGACGACAAGCGTAAGTTGGCGGGACTTGACACGGAAGACGAGATCGCCCTGCGGAGAGCCAATGCCGCGAAAGCCCGTGCCGAAGCGACAGAGAAAGTTGGTGGCAAAGGAGGAAAGCAGGCGCTCGAAACGACCGGGAAGCAACGAGACATATTCAAAAAGGATTTGAATATTTTATTGAGTCCGTTCGTCACTAAAGGTGAACCTGTATTAAATCCGGAGACGGGAGAAATGACGGAGGCAGGCAATAACGCCCTGATTGCCGCAGCAAAACTCGTAGAAAAAAACAATGCAGATCCAAACTCTTTGACCTCGGGAGAAAAACGATACTTGAAACATGCGGAAAAGGCGTTGAAAATATACGACAAAATGTCTGCCTCCATTGCCGAAGATTATGGGGAAAGCGACGCCGGAAAGCCATCGCCGGCCGCTATCGAAGCGGAAGCAAAGAGGCGCGGACTCGTGAAAGACGCGAACGGGAAGTGGGTGAAGCCGGGTCGCAGTGGCCCGGAGGAAAACACCGGGTATGGAAATAGGACAGATGGGACCCCGAAAGGAAAAGGATTTTTCGGGGAGCTGAAGAGGCCGGATGGGAGAGTATCTACGGAATTGTCGATCGGTGTCGAGTTCGACGGGAAAGAGATGGAGATCCCCGCCCTTGTTCCCACGCTAAGCCAAAGCGAAATAGATTACTTGTTAGGCGGAGGTAAGCCTACAAGGGCTATCGTACAGAAGGCAGTCGATCACGCAAAAAAGAGGATTGCGGAAGGAAAATCCCCCTATGCCGAAGAAGGAGAGAAGACTAAGCGTGAACCGACCGCCATGGATAAAAACGCTACCCGAGCCAGTCTGGTTGCCGGACACATCGGAGCGGTCCGGGAGAAAACAGCACTCGACAACCTGACAACGGATGACCTTGCCGAGGCGGGTCGTGCAGCTCTTTCAGTCGTGACCGGGCCGTTCAGGCGGGTAAAACAGGACTACGAAGAACAGAAGCGCAGGTCGGGGAGGTGAAAAAATGAGCGGGGAAAGTGGTGAACTAGGCTTGGACTGAGCCTGTGGGACCTAAGTTGGGGATTGCCCCGATTGTCCCAAGAAGCCGCCTGCTTTAGCTGGCGGAGTAGTCACACATGGATTATGATGTTAGAGCGCGATGTTGAGGAGCTTAAAAAAAAGGATAGGTTAAATGCCCCGAATAGATCAGATCAAGAGCTTTTCAGACGATGAGTTCCTTGCATTCGCCAACGGGCAGGGATCGGTGGACAAGCCGCTTCCCGCAGCACTGGAAAGCATGTCTGATGACGATTTTTTGTCATACGCGAATCAGGATTCCCCGGCAGCTACGTCGCCCAGGCGCGAGGCGCTCCAACCTCCGGCGTCTAAGGCGGGCACTCTGGGCGGCGTAGCATCGGCCGCCGTGCAGGGAGTCGCGGAAAGCGCGACGACGGAATTGCCGAAGCTGGTAGGCGAGTCTATGGAATTCGTGGGGTCCTACCTGCCAGGGGAAACCGTGGAGAGTATCGGTAAGGACCTGAAGGAGTGGGCGGAGGCGAAGGGGAAATCGCTGTACGGAGAACCGAAAAAGCGCGAAGGACTTGAGCGATGGGTCTATGAAGGCTCGAAGATGCTGGCCCCTTCCCTCATTCCCATGGGAGTCGTAGGGGCTGGTGTCAGGGTCCTTACCGGGGTAGGAAAGCTCGTCAAGGCAGGGAAGGCGGCCCAGGCTGCTGCGTCCGCTGCGAAAACCGCAGAAGAGGCCACGCTGTACGCGACGAAGGCAAAAGAATACTTCGACGCAGCCAACAAGGCGGCAAAAATGGCAAATAACGTCGCCTCTTACTCTACGGGAGCCCTCTTCGGCACCGCTCAAGCGCAGAGTACGAGGGACAATGCCGAGCGACAGGCCCAAAAGCTGGAGAAAGAGGGAGATTTCGAGGGGGCCCGCAAGGCAAGAGAGGCCGGGCAGGGGATGGCTCCCATTGTTGCCGGCGCGATTGAGGCTGGTGGTGAGATCGTCGGGACCAAGTACCTCGGAAAGCTCTTCCGCATGGATGAGGCGGGAGTAGCAAAGAGGGGGGCTAAGCAGCTTGTCACCGACTTCATGAAGACTCTCGGCATTGAAGTCGGGACTGAAATGGGACAGCAGGGCGGGGAGGCTTTAACCGAGAAAGTTTCAGGAATACGCCCAAATGCGGACCCGATAGCAGAGGCCCTGGACGTTATCGGTCCTACGGCATGGATGACCTTGGTGACGGGTGGCGCGTCAGTCGCTGCTAACCGGATTCGCCGTCCGGACGACACCATTGACCTGATGGAAGAGGAAAAGACCAAGGAACAGCCTGACGTAACAGAGACCATCCGGCAGGCCATCGATAAGGCAAAGAAAGAGGAAGCCAAGCCAAGACCCTCCACGGCCGAGGAAGCCGCCGAGACCTTTTTCGGCAAAGATGTTGTCGAGAATGAGAAGGCCCTTAAATTCCCTTCGTCGCCGGGGGATTGTTTGTCCCGGAGGATCAACCGCCTGTCAAATCGGCCGAGGAATCGGCCATGGCCTTCGAGGAAGAACAGGCCCGGAGGCAGGGTGAGGCATTGCGGGCCCAAGCTCCCCCGTCCCGCGTGGCCGTTCCCATCGGAGAGCTTGGAGTGCGTCCGCAGGAGGAACAACCCGTAGCCTACAAGGAGGAGAAAGATGTCACCCGCGAAGTACGAAGCGATCAGAGATCAACTATTCGAGAAGAAGAAGGCGGAGTGGAAAAAACGCAACCCGGACAAGGCGTTATCCTCGGCGGTAAAAAGGAATCTCTACGATCGGAGCCAGGAATCGGCGGCCAAAATTTACAACAGCCGACGGAAGCCGGGGGAGAAACCGGTAGGGAAGGATTAACGCCTACGGGTGGGAAGCCTACTTTCCGGCAGTTCGTTGAGGCCAAGGGAATCAAGTGGCCCATAAAGGCAAGCAATCCTCAATATGAGACACTGAGGAAGGAGTACGACGCAGGGGGCGCTATCACACCCCCGGCCGCAGAGATCTCCCCGCCTGAGCCCGCTGGTGAGGCCGTGGCCCCCAAAACGAAGGGCTTTGACCCCGATAACGACCGGCAGCGGCAGATTTTCGTTGGGGAGATCCTCAAAAGCGATTCCCCTGAAGTAAAGGCCATGGTGAAGCAGGCCGAAAGGGAATGGCCGGGAGAGGACCCCATGCCCGTCGTCGAGTCCCAGATCGACTACGACCTGTTGAAGGCCCCGGAGAAGTGGCTCGGCACGGCCGTAGGGAAGGAAATACTGGCAAGGAAGGGATGGGGAGAGATGGAGCCCGTTGTCGACACCCTCATTGCGGACTATAACGAAGAGACGACTATCGGACAGTACGACGATTCCGATCTTGAATATCCCCCGACTGAAAAAGAGGTTACACAGGCAGCCTCGGAAGTGGTAGGAGAAGAACATGCAAAAGGAAACACAGTCCTCCAAGCCTATCAGGCCGAACGTGGTGAAGCGCGTAAAGAGAAGGATGCGCTGGCTGCTGAGAAGGCCAAGCCCGCCGAAGAAGTAAGCCCTTCAAAAGGTATTGCAAGATATCCCGGAGCTGTCGTACAAGAACCCATGACCTCCAAGCCCGAAGGCGGGAAATACAACGATCCTGAAAAAATAATAGCTCGCCCAATAAAGGATGTCGGTCTGTCTTATGGAGATAAGTTACCTCCGAATGTGTATCTTCACGGTTCAAAGAGGAAGGTCGGCGACATAGATAATTTCAGCGTTTCGTCATCTCCGGGCGGCACACTTTATCTGACTAAAATATGGGACACTGCCGAGATATTTTCAGGGGCAGACGACGTGGAGGGCACCCATGCAGATTTCATTAAAGCCGTAGAATTAAATCCTAAAGCAGATATTATTGATTTGTCTAAAGCATCACACCGAAAGAGACTGGCAAGCCTATTATATGATCCGAAAAATACCGAAGCTCGGTCAATAAAAGAGTTCGCAGACTCACTTGAAAATTATGATTTTCATGAATTAGGATTAAGCGATGATCCGGTTTACGGAGAAATCCTTTATAGCGAAAACATTGGAGCGATTAAAGATACATTTGGAAACATTGATGTAATAGACGATTCCGCAATAAAAACATACAATCCAAAAGTTCCCCCTAACCCATCCCTCCCCCAGGAAAGTGGGGGGCAGCTTGTCGAAGCCCCCAAGACCGAGAAGGCCAAGCCCGCCGAAGAAGTAATCTCTCAAGACAAGCCGATTCTTACCCAATCGTACCTGCGAGATGACAGGATAATGCTGTCATTTGACGATGCAGGGCGCATCCCGTCCGTTGAAGAACTCAAGGAAATCTTCCCGCACACAGAAATCGTGAAGTACAAGAAGGGGATGGTCTCTGCCACTCAGGGAGTGACCAACTTCCGCATAGATGTGTTCGAGCCGGGAAGCGCAAGGCTGTCACCCAAGCGGGCAAAAGAACTTTACGAAAGGGTGCTCGGAGACATCGGGACAACTTTTAAGACGGATAGCGCACTTGAAAAGGAGATGCCGGTTGAGGAACGATTCGGAACGGTTGTCAACACAGCCATCAAGAGAACTGCCGGGATAAAAACCGAACCCACCAAAGCAGGCCTGCAAGCCGTGATCCCCGGAGCGTCCGAAGCCGAGACGTTCATGCTCACAGGTGCTCCGGGAGAGGTAGAAACACCTGCGCCCACGGGCAAGAAACAGGAGACGGAGACGATCGAGGAGGTGGCAGAAGCCGAGGAACTGAAAGCCCCCGCTAAGAAGGTCGAGGCGCTGCAGATCATCAACTATTCCCCCACCATGAAAATAAAGAATCTTGAAGCACTTTCCGAGGGTTCGGGAGCCAAGTATCTTCTCGCCATCAAGGGTCAGGGAGATGACCTGATAGCGAAGCAATGGAAGCGCACCGCACCAGAGAAACTTGCCTCCAATGAAGTGCTCATTGACATGACCCCGGAACCCGCAGAGGAAGGAAAGTCTCTTGACAAGATCGGCGAGCGGGGTGTAAAATACGATATCCTCAAAAACAACCCGGAGTACGAGGACAAGCCCCGTGAACTCAAGATTGCCGAAAAAGCCATCAATGAAATCCGAGAACTCGAAGGTTCGGGTACTGTATCCGCCGCACCGGGAGAAGTGGCTGGGCCTCGAAAAGCTGGCGGAATCACAACTCACGGAATCGGAATCTCTACCCACCTCGTCGAAAAAGGTCGTATCGATATCCGGGGACGTAGCGCTAGAAGCTTCCACGAAGTAGCGGTTCTCGCCGAAGTCTATCGAAACCCCCAGTTCGAAACCCTGCGATACGTCTACGTCAAAGACGGAAAGGTCGTTGCCCATGAAGGCGTGACATCCCGCCTTCCCGGCTCGGCTTCCATCTTCGTCAAAAATCCCTCAAAGGAAATCTACGAGATCAACCGCAGGATGGACAGGCTCGGAGCCGATGGGGTGTATCTCGTCCACAACCACCCGAGCGGCGACCCCACGCCTTCGATTCAGGACGTGAATTTAACCCGCAGAATGGGAGTGTCGCTCAAGGGAAGGGTTAAGGGCCACATCGTCATCAACCACAAGAAATATGTTTACATTCCCACTGGAAACGATCCGTCCGTCGAGAATCAGTACGGACAGGGAGAGGACGCGCTGACCTCCCCTGCCATCGAACACAGATTCCTCGGCCAGCCGTTAGACTCCCCTGGTTCGGCCGCCGCATGGGCGAGGGCGCTTTATTCGCAAGACGATCGATCCGTCATCCTGTACCGCAGCGCGAAGGGGGTAATTCGGGCCATCCAAGAAGTGCCTGTTGGCTTGGTCAAAAACAAGAAAGCCCTTACCGAGTACATCAAGGGAAGGAAACGCGAATTCGGCTCCGTTGGTGCCATTGTTGTCAGCAAGTCCGCCGAAATAGATCACCGGTCGCTTACAGATCTTATCAACTCAGGGGTGATCGAGGATTCGATTTCCATATCCGGACAGAAATATAAGTCGGCCCGAGAGGATTCACTCCTAACGCCCGTTCGGGAGGATATAAAGGCGTTTAAGGTCCGAGAAGGGACCCGCGAGACCCCGCAGGGCGTGGAAATGTACGCGCCCGGGATGGTCCCCCTTATCGGCAAGGTACAGCTTATCCCGAGCGGAACAAACTATGATCTCTTGAGCATCAAGAATCGTCGCTTCATGTATAACCCGAAAACCGATGAAATGGTTCTCGGCGGCAGCGATATTGATGTCGGTACGCATGGCGACGATCTGAAAAAGGCAGAGCCGAAGGGGGAATTCCGCGACTTTATTAGGGGGATGGTTCGGTACGAATCGCAAGGAGTTCAAGAGCGGGATTATTCACTTCTCGCCTGCGTTGCTGCAACAGTGGATTGATAGCGGAGATTTTTCGCTTGATGCAATCAAGGACACTGTCCGCCACTTTATAGCCAATGGAGCTAACGAGAAAACAAAGACCCGAAATCTTCTCGTGACGGGGGAATCCACACTCGGAGAATTGTTCCCCGATATTTTCGAAGGCGAAGGGGATGAACGGGCCAAGCGGGACGGTACTGTTTCTCAGGCCACTGAAGGCGGAAAATTCTCCGTCCGCGACCAGCACCGACGCGGTGCCCTTCGCCCCGCCAAACTTGAGGATGTCAAGAGGTTCTTTCCCGGTCAGGAAGTTGGACTCGACGCCAACAAGAACATCTACGTCAAGACGAGGGGCGGGAAATACGTTACGATCTACAGGGTCGATCACATTGAGGCCAACCCCGATGTTCTTACCGTCGGATAACGGTGTGTCGAACCTGAAACCGGGGCATGTCATTCCCGGCGCAATGGGGGTGACTCCTTCCGGCGAGTTATTACATAAAACTTCACAGGGTATTTTGCGGATACCTGGACACTAGCTCATGAAGGATTAGGACATTTCACCGAAGTTTCCGGACTCTTGAACTCCCGCGACATCGATGTCCTGAAGAACCATATCAAGAACCTGTACCGTAACGGGCGCTGGGAGCCTGCCAACCGGAAGGACGTCGGAGGACCCGAGGACCGGGCGAATTTCATTGCAGACCGTCTCGCCGTGAAGGAACAGAAGGGACCGATAGGCCGGATCGTCCTGCGAATCAGGGCTTTCATCGACGGGATACTGGAGAGCTTCGGGGTCAGGAGTCCGGAGGGTATTTTAAGAGGGATCGAAAGTGGTAAAATCTTTGAGAGAACGGGAAGAGAAGGGCGCACTGAGAAAGAAAGCTATGCCGTCGGCCAGCGATTGAGAGAGGCCGACATTCCGGTAGACGACGTTCATCCAAAAACACTAAGTCTTGAGGGAACGAATCGTGACATCATCTCAAGGGCAGCCGAAGAATACAGATCGTGGCCGGAAAAGCTCAATGCGGCAGACGGTTCCGAAATTCTTCTAGCAAACCCGCAAGATGGTTACATTTCACGAAGGGCAATGCACCTTGTTTGGGACAATGACAAAGATACGATTCACATTCAAAAGGCGAAATGGTTGCCCAACGTCCCGGATACACTCAAAAATGCGGCAGTCCGGATCGTAGACAAAAAGACGGATAACAGGATCTATGTAAGAGAGTACAAGAACAAGACACGCCACATGGTAATCGTTTCGCCTGATGGGACGGTAATAGAGCAGGAATCATTTACCGGAAAACTGATTACGCAATTCCCGTATCTAAAGAAAGGGTTGCAGGAAGAGATGGTGATTGATTGGGAGAGAGATGGAATTGGGCGGTCCCAGGGGAACCCCAACCCGACATCTCCTGTC